CGAGAGATACGTAATGCTGAACACTGGTCTGGTGGTAAGACACCATTTACATATATGAACATGCCAGCCGTATTAGAGTTTGATGAGGAGCCTGAAAACTGGGTTACTCTATGGCCTAAGTCCCATATACCATGGGAAGGTTCAGAGGAAGAGGTTAAACCTGATGAAAATGGGTTATACCCAAAATGGGATGGTCCCGCACTATTTAGGCGCCGAAGTGAAGTTTCAGCCTCTGCGTGGGCTTTGGTTTATCAGCAGCAAGACATACAAGAGGATTCTATCTTTTCCCCTGGTTGTGTGCAAGGTTCAATCAACAGGATGCGAAAAAGAGGACCATTAAAACCAGGTATCCCAGGACATCCTAAAGAGGCAGGTGCTTTCTACACCATTATGGGATTAGACCCAGCGATGAGTGGTAGAACAGCAGCAGTTATAATGACTGTAGATCGTATCTCACGTAAACGATATGTTTTAGATGTTGAGAATATGAAAGATCCAACACCTTCAAAGATACAAGAATTAATTGAGGACTGGTGTACTAAGTACAATCCTCAAGAACTAAGAATTGAGACTAATGCTCATCAAAAGGCTTACGCCTTAGACGCAGATCTAAATTCATACCTTGCCTCACGAGGCATTAGATTCTCAAGCCAATTCACTGGTAAGAACAAATGGGATACATCATTTGGTGTGGCTGCTATGTCTGGTCTATTTGGGACTATGCGTAACAACTTACACCAAGATAATAATCTCATTGAACTTCCTTCACAAGATGGTTCTGAAGGTGTTAAGGCTTTAATCCAACAGTTAATAACTTGGAAACCAGATACACGTGGTCCTACAGATTGCGTTATGGCTCTATGGTTTTGTGAACTAAGAGCACGTGAAATTATCAATAATGGAAAAATCAATCAAACCCATATTACTAATAGATGGGCAACTCGCAAGCAAATCGATAATCGCTTTACAGTAAATGTAAACGATTACGAGATGTCTTTGTACGAATAGGAAACTAATGGCAGTTAATATTGAGGTTATCGCGCAACGCGTTGACAATCTAAAACAGCGTTATAGTTCACGCGATGCTCGTATGGCAGATATCCTTGCTGTACGTAAGGGTAAGATGACAGAGGTATTTCCTGATCTATTCCCTGAGGGTATGAACTCTGCAATGATTGCTAACTTCGTAGATGTAGCAGCCCGTGATTTAGCAGAAGTACTTGCTCCACTTCCATCCTTTAACTGTTCAACAACTAACACTACATCTGATCGTGCTAGAGCGTTTGCTGATAAACGTGGTATGATTGCTAACAACTATGTTTATCAATCAAGATTACAATCACAGATGTACTGGGGTGCTGATTGGTACTTTACCTACGGCTTCCTACCTATCCATATTGAATTAGATTTTGAAAACCAACTTCCTCGTATTAGAGTTGAAGATCCTATTGGTGCATATCCTGAGTTTGATAGATTTGGTCGTTGCGTAGCATACGCTAAAAGATACATGAAAACTTTAGGTGAATTAGCAAATGAATTCCCTGAGTATGCTGGTGCTATCCTAGGTCAACTTGGATATAACCAAAACACCAATGCAATTGTAGAACTTATTCGTTATACTGATCGAGAGAATATTGTTCTTTATGTACCTAGCCGTGGAAACTTAGTATTAAGTTCTGCTAAGAATCCAATGGGTAAAATGCTTACATTTGTTGCACGTAAGCCTGGTATTGATGAAGAACCACGTGGACAGTTTGATGATGTCTTATATGTACAATTAGCAAGAGCACGTTTTGCTAATCTAGGTATGGAAGCAGCAGAGAAGGCTATTCAAGCACCTCTAGTTGTTCCTACTGATGTTATAGATTTGCCTATGGGGCCTGATGCGATTATTCGTACAGCCTCACCGCAAGGAGTAGGTCGAGTACAACTTGACATACCTAATGCGGCCTTCCAGGAGCAGGCAACACTTCAATCTGAAATGAGATTGGGTGCTCGTTATCCTGAAGGTAGATCTGGAACAATCAACGCTAGTGTTATCACTGGCCAAGGTGTTCAAGCGCTACTAGGTGCCTTTGATTCACAAATTAAGGCTGGGCAAACAATTCTGGCAGAAACTTTTGAGGATGTCTTAAAGACTTGCTTTGAAGTTGACCAGGTTGTCTTTAATGTAGAAAAATCAGTTAGAGGTGTCGCACAGGGTACTCCGTACGAGTTAAAGTACACACCAAGCAAAGACATCAAGGGCGACTCTTCAATCGAAGTACGCTATGGATTGATGGCTGGTCTTGACCCATCACGCGCTCTAATTTTCTCATTACAAGCACTTGGCGCAGATTTGGTATCTAAAGACTTCATTCGTAGAGAACTTCCTTGGTCTGTAAATGTTACTTTGGAAGAACAAAGAATTGAAATTGAAAAAATGCGTGATAACTTGAGCGCTGCCATTACAGCAACTGCTCAAGCAATACCTGCAATGGCTGCTCAAGGACAAGATCCATCCTCCTTAATTAAGAATATTGCAGATGTAATAGAGCGCAGAAAAAATGGGGATAGCATAGAGAATGCTGCGTTGGCTGTATTTACTCCTCCTGCACCTACACCGCAGGAGCAAGCAGCACAAGCGCAGTCTGGAATGGTTCCACCAGGTTTACAAGCCCCAGTAGAGCAGGCTCCCCTGTCCCCAGCCACTCCTGGATCCGCTTCTGGTGGAACCCCTCAACAAGGCGCTCCAGATTTAATGACAATTTTGGCAGGTTTACAAGGACAAGCATAGTTAAGTAGGGGACAATGACTGCAATCGTAGGGATACAGGGTAAAGGTTGGGCTGTTTTAGCAGCAGACTCAATGACTACTTATACAGATAGACCTTATGTAGCCAAAGGTTATGATAAAATTGTTAAGGTTAATGAATATTTAATAGCAGTAGCAGGTGATGCAACTGCAGGTGATGTATTATACAACTTATGGCAACCACCTAAAGTAATTAAAACGCAAGATCCAGATCGTTTTGTAATGATTAGGATACTTCCCTCTATAAGACAAGTACTTTCAGAGGCTGGTTATGATCCAAATCCTAAGAATAAGAATGATGATGATGCTGGTTGGGATGCTTTAATATGTTTTAATGGTAGAATATATCAAATTACTGATGATTTTGGATATATGAGGGACGATAAAGGCTTGTATGGAATTGGTTCAGGTGGATCAATTGCTTTAGGAGCACTTGCAGCAATGGAAACAGAAATAAAGACACATGCTAAAGCAGCAAGTGCGGCAAAGAAATCAGTTAACATAGCAATTCAATATAATGTTTGGTGTGGCGGACCAGTAAACATTAAAACACAATTTACTAAGTAGGAGATATAATGATAAATGAAGTTGTAAGTGGCGTTGGGAAAGATGCCAAGCGCGTTGATCTTAATAATTCCAATAGAGTAACTAATCGTGTTAAGAAATTGCAAAGAGAAGCAAAGATTCAAAATGCTCCAGGTGGTACATATAGTCAAAGAACTCAACTAGATAATATAGCACAAGGTGCTTCTACCGAAAAGCCTCAATCTATAGTTAATCCTAGTGCTATTAATACAATAATGTCAAATATTCGTGTTTCTCCTTTAGATCAAGTATATTCTGGACCAGATCCAATTACAGATGGCGCTCCTGGAAATACTGCTGGTCGTCAACCTGAAGAATTACCTATGCCAGTAGATGCTGTTGATAACAATGCTCTTATTGCACGTGCTATGTTTATGATGGATCCAACTCCTCAGAATCGCAGACTCATGGAGTCGTTTCAACAAGCAGGTAGATAGTGGCTGATCCATTATTAACTTCTTGGAATAAATACAAGTATACAAGTTTATTTGATATTGATCCAGTATCAAGTAACTTGCCTAATCTTGTAAAGCAACAATTGGTAGGTTTAGACCAAACTACAATAGATAATTATAATTCTTTATTGGCTAGGTTTCCTAATCAATCTCCTGATTATTTAATTAGTGCTGCTAAAATAGGTCTTAATGCTAATACAAAAGGCATTGAAAAACTATCTGCTAATGATGGTATTGCTCAACTTAAACAAGATTTAATTAACATTGATAATATTAAAAGCCAAGCAGATAAAGATAAAGGCTTTCGTGAAAGTGTTTGGGGAGTTTTAAAAGGTACATCTCGTGCAGCATTTGCTACCTTGCAAGCACCTTATCAATATATAACTACTATAGGTCGAGATCTATACTCCCTTGGTAACAAAGATAGCGTTAGCAAATCTCAATTATTAAAAGATATTAGTCTTCAATCATTATTTGGAGAAACAACTAACTTAGGCCAGTTGCTTAGGGCTACTGCTGGAGTCATAACAGGTAAAGGACCAGTAGATACTGGTTCTGGTTTCTTTATTAATCCTGAAAGTAAAGTTGGTGCAGGACAGGCTAAGGCTATGTCTGCTTATGGTCGTGTAAATGGTAAATCATTTACATTAGGCCGTGGTACAATGAATGCTTTAGGTGCTGATCCAAATAGTACACCTTACAAGGTAATGTCTGGTATTGTTGATGCTACTCTTGCAGTAGGTACAGATCCTTCTTTATGGTTTGGTCCTGGTTCTGTAACTAAAATTATTGCTGGTGGAAAAGAATTACAAAAAGCAAAGACTGCTGCTCAAGCAGTTGAAGAAGCAAAGCAAGCAGCCAAAATTGCTGATATTAAAAATCTTACTAAAGAAGAAAAAGCATTAGTTAAGCAACGCGTTGGTGCAGAAAAGAAAATAAGACGTCAAGTAGAAAATACTTTCTTAAAAGCAGAAAAAGAAGCAATTGGAGTTTCTCAATCTCAGGGTAATGCTATTGTTAAAAAGTTAGAAAAAGCACTAACATTTGGTATTGGTCGTGGAGCAAAAGTAGCAGGAGAAACCGATATAGCAGCAACTATTGCTGATGGAAGTATTGGTGATTTTGTTGTTAAGAATATTGCTGAAAAGAAACCAGAAGGCGTCATTGATGCTATTGCTCA